ATCAATGAGTCTGGACTATATTCATTGATATTGAAATCAAAGATGCCAGGTGCGAAGAAATTTAAACGCTGGGTAACTAGCGAAGTACTTCCACAAATTAGAAAAACAGGAAGCTATGATCTACATATTCCAAAGACACTACCAGAAGCATTGAGATTATACGCAGACGAAGTAGAAGCACATAACCAATCAAAGGCTATCATTGAGCAACAGAAACAACAAATAGCGGAATATGAGCCAAAGGTTGACTATGTGGACAAAATACTAAGCAGTACAAATGCAATGACAGTAACACAGATTGCTGCAGACTATGGATTAAGTGCTAAAGCTTTAAACAAGATACTACATGATGCACACATCCAACGTAGCGTAAACGGTCAATGGATTTTGTACAGCGATTTAATGCGAAAAGGGTACACAAAGACTAAGACACACACATACATGACTACAGACGGAAGATTGGAGTGCAAAGCATCTACACGCTGGACACAAAAAGGAAGATTGATGATACACGAGTTACTAAAGAAACTGGGCATCAATGCAGTGTGTGAGGAGGTAGCATGAAGCCATTAGTATATAAAGGCCTAAGAAAGAACTTAAACAGGTCAGAATGGGTAAGCAGTGATGAAATAAAGCAAAGCTACTCACAAATAAGATTACTATCAGTAGAAAATGATACATATGCATGGGTACCTATTGAGGACGGAACAATATGTAGAGGAAGCGAAGCAAAAGACAATACAGGGCAAAGAATATACGAAAAGGACCATATAGAGTTTGATTGTAAATCAATACAAGATAAACCAATGGTAGGGGAAGTATATTACAGCGTGGATAAATACCAATGGAGATGCAAAGCAATCAACCAGCAGGACACACCACAACATGATGCGGTATTAGATTTTGACTTAGCATTTGTATTGAATAATGGGAAAGTAAAAGTAATAGGCAATAGATTAGAGGGATATGAGCATGAATGACAGATACAGAAATGTATGTAAAGCACTTGATCATATTGTAAAGTGCCGAACAAAAGAAGCAAAACAAGTATTTATACCATACTGGGGTTATGTGTTTACTCCGTCAGAGGAACTACTAAAAGCAAGAATAAGAAGAAACCTATGTAAGGAAAGTAAAGTATTTTACCAAAGGGTAAGGAGTTATTATGAAACCACCATGCAGGGAGTGCCAATTTAGAGAAGTAGGATGCCACAGTAAATGTGAAAGCTAAAAGGATATAGCTGTACTGTGAGGGACTAATAAATGAAGTTAGATTTATGGGTAAGGCTAAATATAACAATGGCTGATGATAATAAAGTAAGTGGTTGGACACAGATATATGGAAAACATGAATTAGCTATGTACAAGAAACCTTTTAAATCATTAAAGCCAATTGTTAATGATCACATAGAGAGAATAAACTGGCTAACTATTTGTAATAGGTGGGGTGAAACAAACCAAGTTATAGAAGTGAATACGAGTAAGATAAAGAAATATGTCATAAAAGAGTGCGTACAGCCATATGATACTGAAGAAGAATACTATGCAATTAAAGAATGGTATAGAAACTATATGAGGGGAAGAACATTCTTAGAAAATAATGGATAATAAAAAAATTTTAGATGCATGCTGTGGTTCAAGAATGTTCTGGTTTAACAAAGAAAATAAAAATACTGTTTACATGGATAATAGGACGGAAGAAACAACGCTATGTGACGGAAGAAAATTAATTATTAAACCAGACATAATAGCGGATTTTAGAAAAATGCCATATAAAGATGAAACATTTCACCTTGTTATATTTGACCCACCACATTTATTAAGAGCAGGGGAAGAGTCATATTTGAAGTTGAAGTATGGACGATTAACAGCAGACTGGAAAGAGGACATAAAGAAAGGCTTAGCCGAATGTTGGAGGGTGCTTAAAACAAATGGAACAATGATATTCAAATGGAATGAAGAACAAATAACATTGCCAAAGGTAAAAAGGCTATTACCATGTGAGCCAATTATTGGGCAACGCAGAGGGAAAACAATATGGCTAGTGTTTTTTAAACAATAAGGAGGAGCAATGCAAAGAAAGTGTCATAGATGTGATAGGTTATTTACACCAGATAGCCATAACACATGGTGTCCAGATTGTAGAGTAGGCAAACCAGTAGAGCCTAGAAAGACGAAGGAACAACTAGAGCAAGAACGTGAAGCAAGATTAGAGAAAGCATTTAAATACACAAGATACTGTGTGCAGTGCGGAAAGAAATTTCACACTAACAAACGAAATAAAGTACTCTGTGGGGATTTGGTTGTGCGAAGATAAACAACGGAAAGGAAAATAAAGATGAGGATACTAAGCATTGGATTTGGGTATAAAAAGAAAGTAAAGTATGAGAAAGCAAATAATGCTGGTATTACTGAAACATATCAATTAAGTACGGAGGACGATTTTAGGCCAGAGATATTAGAAGCATATGTAAAAGCAAGAGCATTGGTGATTGAAACATTTAAAGTATTCAAACTATTTGAAGAAGAGTGGCTAAAAATTAAATCTATTAGCTTTAAATGGCATAAGGAAATGCCAAAGGTTATTACGGAAGCAAAGTATGTGCTTATAATCACAAATAAGTATGGAGATGAATGTACAATTAGCACATCATGGCTAAGTGTAATAGATGAAGCGCCAGAAAAGCTTATTCCATTAGCAGAAGAAATAGAATTATTTGTAAGAGGTGCACGCGCGCAGGGGAAATTATGGGAAGAAAAATTGGAAGATGATGCGGTTGAGGGTGAAACATTTCACATCAATGATCTAGTACAAGAGGGAGAAGCGGATGATTAAAAACCAATTAATATATGTAGCTCATCCATTTGGAGGAGATAAAGCCAATAAGTATTCCATTGATACAATCATGGAAAACCTAGTAATGATAGATAAGAACAATACATATCTATCACCTCTTCACAATTTCAGCATGTTGTACTTTGATACACAATACTCAAAAGGCTTAAAAATATGTTTGGACATGTTAAATAAATGTGATGCCTTAGTATTATGTGGGGACTGGGAAACATCTAAAGGCTGCATTGGTGAATGGTCATTTGCAATAGCAAAAGGGATGCCAATATATACATGGAAAGAATGGACCGATAAATTAAAGGAACAGGGGAATAATAGCCGATGACTGGAAGGGAATATTTAAATCAGATACGTGATACTGATTTGAATATAAGGTGTAAGGAGAGAGAAATATTTAGAATAAGACAAGATATCATGAGTTTACAAGCCATTGATTATAGTAAGGATAAAGTAAGTGGAGGGCAACCAATTACTATTGCGGATAAAGTTGCAAATCTTGATGCGGTTACAGAAGAGATTATGAAAGAATGGAGTGATTTCTTGCAGGAGAGAGAGCGAGCAAGATTTATGATCAATCAAATTTGTAGCACTAAGCAAAGGATTGTTTTAGTAGATAGGTACATTAATGGATGCACCTGGGAAAAGGTTGCAGAACTAATAGATTGTTCAAGGCAGAATGTTCATAACTTACATAAAAGAGCAATTAAAAATTTCGAGGAAATTTACAAAAAGGTTGCTATTATTTGACACTCAATATATGAGATACTGTATGTGGGCATGGATGAAGAGAACACTTTCAACAAGCCTCCTAGAAAAACTACACACTATTAAGGACTACATCATACACAGGTCGCACAACACTGTATGATGCGGTCCTTTTTAGTTTATATGAGGAAATTGATGAAGCATAAAAGAATTACATCCAAAAAAACGATACAAGAAATTCGGAAGTCATATTGTGAAATATGCGGACAAAGAACAAATATAGAACCACATCATATTAATACACGTGGTAGTGGCGGTGGAGATATTAAGGAGAACTTAATACAACTCTGTACGCAATGCCATATCAATACACACAGTGGACAATATCCAACTAAAGATGATTGCTTAAATAAAGTAGCAGAGCGTGAAGGTATTACATATGATGAAGCATATGCAATTAATCGTAGAGCAATGGGATATGATGTATAAAATATAGTGGCCTAGAAAAAAGGGGATATTTTAAAAAATGGCAAAAGAGTATTCTAAAAATTTCTATAATTCATATAGGTGGAGAAGATGTGCAAAGGCATATGCAGAATCAAAGCTTTATATATGCGAAAGATGCCATGGATTAAAAAGTATCAATAAGGCAGATGGGACTAGACAACGTTGGGTAGTACATCATAAAAAGCCACTAAACCCAAACAACATTAACAATGATGCGGTTGCATATGGTTGGGATAATCTTATGTTCTTATGTATTGAATGTCACAATGCAATACATGCAGAGCTAGATGCTATGACGATACCTACTGGATTGACGAGCGGTGCAAGCCTATTAGTTAGACCGACACGTGGGATGATATTCAACGAGTTAGGTGATTTAGTAGCTGTAAATGATAATGAACATGATAATAATTAACTCCCCCCATATTTTTATGGTGAAAATATTTTTTTCTACACCGGGGCAGCAGTTTCGTTTAAAACACAGGTCGCACATGTGAGGGGTGTGGTTAACAAAGGAGTGATTGGAGTTGACAAATGAAGAAAAAGAAAAAATAAAAAAGAAGAGAATTGCAGAATATAACAAGATTTTCAAGGAACTTCCACAAGAAAAGAAAAAGTTAATCAGAAAATCAATTGAGCAAGCTGTACACATGGAAATGCAGTTAGATGAGCTACAAATTCAGTTAGAAAAAGTTGGATTTGTGGAAGAATACTGCAATGGAAATAATCAATTTGGTAAAAAAGAATCGACTGAATCTAAGGCATATAACACGTTGATGAAAAATTATATTGCTATCATAAAAGTACTGTTGAGCGAGTTGCCACAGACTAAAAATGAAGATGATGACGAAGAATTTAAAAAATTTATTATGGAACGTGTTAGACGATGAACCCAATAAGAGAATACTATAACCAAATTATTGATAGTGAAATAGTTGTATCTGATCGTGTTCGTAGAGTATACAAGCATTTAGTCGATAAGTTAGAAAACCCTAGTCAATACATTTATGATAAAGACAGGGCAGAAGTTGCAATTGATTTCATTGAGCTATTTTGCAAACATTCTAAAGGTAAATGGGCCGGAAAACCAGTAATCTTAGAGTTATGGCAAAAAGCTATGATTGCAGCATTATTTGGATTTGTTGATAAAGATACTAAAGCAAGAGAATATCAAGAACTTATATTGATAGTGGCACGTAAAAATGGTAAGTCCACTGTAGCGGCCGCAATAGGCCTTTTTTTATTGATTGCAGATGGTGAAATGGGCGCTGAAATATATAGTGCTGCAACAAAGAGAGACCAAGCAAAAATTATATGGGATGAAGCGGCCAAAATGATTAAAAAAAGTAAGTCGCTAAATAAAGTTTGTCATATTCGTGTAAATAGAATTTTGTGTGATGTGAATGATGGTAAGTTTGTACCGCTTGCATCAGACTCAAATAATCTTGACGGATTAAATGTTCATGGGGCCTTAATTGATGAATTACATGCTATCAAAGATAAGAATTTATATGATGTTATCGTTGATGGTATGAGCGCACGTGAACAACCACTAACTATTATTACAAGTACAGCTGGTACAGTTCGTGAAAGTATTTACGATATTAAATATGATGAGGCTTGTCAGATTGTAGATGGGTATGATGATGAACAAGGCTATAAAAACGAACGCATCTTACCAATAATTTATGAGTTGGATAGTCGCAAGGAATGGACTGATCCTAATTGCTGGACAAAAGCTAATCCGGGTTTGGGAACGATTAAGAGTGTTAGTCAATTAGCTGAAAAAGTTAAATCTGCACAAAATAATCCAATTCATGTAACCAATCTTCTTACAAAGGATTTCAATATTCGTGAAACATCATCAGAAGCATTCTTAACATTTGAACAATTAAATAATACAGCAACATTTGATATAGGAGAATTAAAGCCTAGATATGGTATAGGTGGTATAGATTTATCTGGAACTACGGACTTAACATGTGCCACATTGCTATTTATGGTGCCTAATGATCCTGTAAAATATATCAAGCAAATGTACTGGATACCAGAAGATTTATTTGAAAAACGAGTAAATGAAGATAAAGTACCATATGATGTATGGTACAAAAGAGAATTTATACGAAAATCACCGGGCAATAGAATTGATTATAGGTTAATTGTTGAATGGTTTAAAGAAAGACAAATGGAAGATGATATCTATTTATATAAATGTGGGTACGACGGATGGAGTGCAGTATATTTTGTAGAAGATATGAAATCAGAGTTTGGTCGTTCTGTAATGAACCCAGTCATTCAAGGCAAGAAAACATTGAGTGGGCCAATGAAAGCACTAGGTGCAGAATTAGAAGCAAAATTAATCAACTATGATAACAATCCTATATTGAAATGGTGTATGGCTAACGTGGAAATAGATGTAGATCGTAATGGCAATATCCAACCAACAAAATCGATTCATGCAAAGAAAAGAATTGATGGATTTGCATCAATGTTAGATGCATACGTTGAGTATGAAAGAAATCAAGAAGATTACCACAATGTAATTTAGGAAAGGAGGTGAAATGATGAACTATCGAAATATCTTTAATAAAATATTTGGATTTGGAAATACTGATAAAGCTAATTTGACTGGGGCAGAGTTCCTAGATGGATATACGAATGTATTTACCCCTTTTAGTGGAGTGCCATATACAGATACCACGTTTAGAGATTGTACAGATACGATTGCTAGACATTTAGGTAAAATGAAGCTTAAACATGTCAGACGAACAGATGCTGGAATGGTGTCAGGGTTACAATCTATCAATCATATATTAGGAACAAGACCAAATCCATTCATGACGGCAAGTGAATTTCTTGAAAAGGTTGTTGCACAGTACTTTAACTACAACAATGCTTTCATTTATATCCAGCGTGATATGAATGGTGTAATTACTGGGCTGTATCCATTAGATTTTGGCAGTGTTGAAATTAAGGTAGACACTGCAAATAATTTATATGTGAAGTTCCAGTTTATTAACGGTAAAAGCATGACTGTACTATATGATGCGGTGATTCACATTAAAAGGCATTTTAACACTCATCAATTATTTGGCGAGGATAATTCAAAGGCTTTGAAAGAAGATCTTGATTTATTACATGCCGTAAAAGCAGCAATCATTAATTCTGTCAAAAACGGAAATTCACTACGTGGGATTATCAATTTTGAAGGAACAGTTCGTGAAGATGACCAACAAGCATTGTGGAAACAATTTACGGAAAGATATGTATCAAATGCAAATGGCAGTGGTATTGCAACGCTAGATAACAAGGCTACATTTCAACAACTTACAACTACCATAAGTACATTCAACAAAGGACAAATGGACTTTGCTAGAGATATGGTGTATAAGCACTTTGGGCTTAACGAAAAAATTGTTAGTGGGGATTACACAGAGGATGAATACATAGCATTCTATGAATCTGTACTAGAGCCTATTGCTATTAAGCTAACACAGGAGTTCACAGAAAAACTGTTTACTAGCCGTGAAAAAGGACATGGGAATGAAATCATAATGGAAAGTAATCGATTATCTTACATGTCTGTTGCTAGTAGAATTAAAGTAAGTCAAGCACTATTGCCTACAGGTGCAGTTACTGTGAATGAAATCCGTGAAATCTTTGGGTATGAAGGTGTCGAAGGTGGAGATGAACGTCTTGTAAGTTTAAACTTCGCTAAGTATCAAGACCTTTCAGAATATCAAATAAATGCATCGAAAGGAGGTGATACAAATGAGGAAGAACCGAAAAATGGAACACAGAATGATGACGGTGCAGGCGATACAGAATGATACAGATGATATTCAAAAACGAACAGTAGAAGGATATGCCGCAGTTTTCAATGAAGAAACGCTAATTTGGAAATCTGATTATACTGGATATGAATATCGAGAAGTGATTTTACCAGGCGCATTTGATAATACTG